TGGCCACGCGAGTTGTAGTCCTCTGGTGAGTGTCCCACTTGATCCTACCGTCCAGACTTCAGAAGGTTGAACATCCATACCTCTAGCAACGCGAGCAATGGAAGCGACAACAGTAGGATGATCAAAACCAATAGGAAGTAATCTGCGGCACGTTGGATCTTCTGCAACATAGTCTCTTGCCCTTTTTTCAGTAACACTAAGCATTCCGTTTGGAACCCAGTGCATTATAGCACCCGCTTCGATTGCTTGCAACTGATAAGGATGTCTTTTTTCCACAGCACGATCTGCCATGAAGACAACTGCCTTCTTGTCATACTTGGTGCAGAGATGTGCCAGTGAAATCTGTGCATAACCAGTGGCGGGAGAACTACCATATACCCACTCCTTGATCTCAGGTTGCGAACGAATCAGGTAGTCGGCAAATCGCATCTTCGATCCACCACCGATGAGATCATCACGAACGACGAGGAACCCATCATGATCTTCTACTACGGGAGGAGGCAAAGGATCGGTCCAATCACCGATCATAGTTTCATAATCTTCTGCTGTCAATTCAAACAAACTCACTTGGCAATTCCGCTGAAATTGTTCTTCTTCTCGAAGGTCATTGTAGCGGGGAACTTGTCCGTCAGTTGATCTGCCTTGTGGCTGATAACGAATATGTTACACTTCTTTCCGAGAGCGTGCAGAAGTTTCATAAACTCTTCTGTTCCGATACCATCAAGAGAGGAGTCAAACACTTCATCAAGAATCAAGAGATTGCAGTTGGCACTGTTCTTGATTCGTGCAATCTCTCTCCAAGCCAGAAGAAGAGACAGGTCGATACGCAACTTCTCACCTTCACTAAAACTCATGTAAGAAAAGGCGTCACGGTGACGACTCTTGATTGTCTCATTGAACTCTTCATCCAGATGAAACTGTGCAAAGAAGTCCATTGAAGAAAGGTAAGAGTTGATCATCTTGTTCATGATCGGGAGATAGTGCTTGATGATCTTTGACTTAATACCCGAATCCTTAAGCAACGAGTATGCGATCGCTTGCTCGTTTTGCGTCTCCGCAAGAACCTCTCGTTCTTCTTTCGCCTTCTCGTGATCGGATTCGTAGGCTGATAAGTTGTTGAGGGATTCGTCGAGAGAATTGGTGTCTTCCGAAACCGACGACCGCATATTTCGCAGGTCGGTGATGTGTTTGTTGGAGGCCGATATCCTCCCATTAAGTTCCGTGAGGGAAGTTTGCTTGGTTGATACGGCTTCGAGAACTTCATTGATCTCTTGATTTCGTGCAAGTAAATTCTCCATCTTCTCAGTCATTTCACCGAGACCTGTTTTCATTTTATCTAACTTCTGGTTTAGATCGTCTTCTTTTTCGCGGATGATAGACTCGGGCAACTTCTGACCACACGACCCACAAGAACTATCCGAATTCAGTTTCTCAAGATCAACGGTGAAGTTGTTTACCTTTGTCTCAACTCTAGACATAATTTTTTCGAGCGATTGCATGTCGTTAGCATTTGAATGCCGATCGCCGATTTTGCTCATCGATTCCTTCACTTCTTTAGTCAGTATTTCAGACTCGGACTGTAATATAGTTACAGACTCAACCGCTTCGTCAATCTTGGTGTCAAACTCTGCGAGAGACTTCTCACTCTTCTGTCGAATAGAATCGATGTGAGATTTCTGAATCTCGATCTTATCCTTAATACTTTCAAGTCGGCGGGAGTTCTCCTTGATCTCTTCTTTTGCTAAGGACATCTTCTCCTTCAATAGAGTGTTCATTGTGGAGAATACATTGATATCGAGAATGTCTTCGATGACTGACCGACGATCAGCGGCGGACAACTGCATGAAAGGGACAAACGAAGAACTGCCAAGGATCACCACCTGAGTGAATGACTTGTAGTTCATTCGAAGAATCTGTTCCTCCAGCATTTTCTGATAGTCCTTGGACTTTGCGTGCTGATTGATTAGTTCATCGTTCTTGTATATCTCAAACTTCTTAGGCTTGAGTCCTCGAATGACTCGATACTTGTCATCGCTGATTGTAAACTCAACCTCGACCAGACAGTCCTTCTCGTTGATTGAGTTTACCAACTGAGGAATATTAATCTTTCGGAAAGGCTTACCAAACAAGGCAAATGTGATGGAGTCTAACAAAGCGAAAGACTTACCATGACCGTTATTACCACACACGAGGGTCATAGGTCGCTTGTCTAAATAGATTTCTGTTTGAGTGTTTCCAAAGGAACCAAAGTTCCTGAACATGACTTTATGAAAGTTAATCACTGACTCAACGCCTCCATATACAATTCACGAATGAGATTTTTGACACCCGACTTATTGTCGATGTCCATGCCGTCAATCTCATTGTTAATGATTGTAACAGTATCTTGTGCCATGTCAAGGATATCTTCCTCCTCGACATCATTTGTAGACATCTCTTCGACTATAGTTACATTCTGAATGTTCTGCTCATACAACTTGTCAATGAACCGATCAAAGGTGTATGGACTTTTCTTGTTCATGACCAGAATTTTGATATAAGAATTAGCATAGGAGGCAAAATCCATCGTGTCGATAATCTTTTCAATATCGGTCTTAATGTCATCATAGACGATTTGATGAAACATACAACGAGGATTCTCGATATACTCCAAACCCCGCGACTCGGTATCGAGGATGTGGAAGCCCTTCTTTTCATTCAGATCATGAAATGTAATTTGATATTGTGTGCCTAAGTAGTGAACATTGTTTCGGCTACTCTTGTTGTGGAAGTGACCAGAGAGAACCATCTCGAATCGCTTGAGGTCACTGTCAGACATGCCTCCCTCAAACTTGTAGCCACGCATGACTTCGTATCCATCGAGTTCGAAGTGACCACAACAAATGGGAGACTTGGTTGCCGACAGGAACTCCATAGTCTTCTCTTTGTTTTCCTTGTTGATCCAAGGGACCATAGCAATGCTCAGATCGTCAAACACCAAATCTTTGGGCTCTTCGATCAGGTGGAAGTTTTCGTAGCGATCAGCAAATAGTTCTCGCAAAGAATTAAGATCGTTAGTGTTTCTAAAATATGTGTCGTGATTGCCAGGAACAATGTGCATGGTCACACCCATGTCACGAAGAGGATTCATGAAACGATTACGCACAGTTCCAAGTGTATTAAAGTTAACAAACTTGCGTCGATCCATGAGATCACCCAAGTGCAACACGGTGGTTATATTATTTTCTTTTAAGTAGGGAAAAAACTGATTCTCAAAAAAGTCTAGGAAGTAATCTAGAAATAACTGATTATCTCCCCTCGCACCAAAATGTGAATCATTTAGTATCGCTATCTTCATTCGGGGCCCTCTTCTTTTTAGGCTCAAACTTTTCTATGTCTGTTTCACTTACATCAAAGAAATCAGCATAGGCATTCTTTGCATCCTTTTCAAAGTAGTTTTCCTTGAACCACCTCATAAAACTACCATCATCAAGATTCTGCATCATCTTATACTTGACATAGTTCTGTTTCTTCTCCTTCTCAATGCGGCGAAGAAAAGCATAGTATATCATCTGTGTAAAATAAGAGAAAGGATTCTTAGATTTTTCTGGATTAAAGTTATGGGCATACATGAGACAATTCTCGATGCCGTCGGCGATCATCTCATCTCGCAAGGGATAGTTAATAAAGTTAGGCTTACGCGAGAGATGTTCGGCGATTTTGACGAAGCATTCACCAATATACTCTGATATTGGTGGACGCTGCTCATCTGCTTCTGCTGCTTCGATGACTTGAAGTTTCCATTCAGTCATTGCTTGACAGAAGCGTTCATTATCAACATAGTGTTCTGGTTTCTTTTTTGTCATAATAAGTATTATACTCACTTTTCTACGAGTGTAAAGTTTTTTATATTTTTTTGTTTGACATCCTTGACATCGATGTTACACTTTCTGTGTCCCGGTTTCAACAAGGACTATAAGTAATCTCTAAGATCCGGAGACCAATCTCTCCAGTGATTACCTCGATCTTCCTCTTCGCCTGAGCGAGGAGGTTCGTTTATTTCTAGATCATCGTGACTACCATCAAGTCCGTCAATATCTAATCCTTCTTCCATATCTTCAAGAATACCTTCTTCTACTAACTTCTTGAACATGTTTTCGTCCATGGCAAAAGACATCATGATTTGAGAGATGTCTGTAAGATCTTTCATCTTGTCCATTTGTTCTTTTTGCTTCTTCATCATTTCTTCTAGAGAAATTTCCGACTGCTCAATTTCCGTTTCATAGAGACGAATTGCTTGAGAGTCTGGAGTCAAGAAAAGTGCTATCCAATCTTCTGGAATATTAATTTTCTTTTGATCTGAATACTCTAACCAGTTTTGCAACGTGAGAACTTCTTTTCTAACGCCGCTCCACGGGTCGCTCAAAGAAGTTACTTTCATCAACATTGGATTTTCTACAATTATTCTTCCGTTTTTCTTTCCTACAATCTTAGTGATTACTGACTCACCACTTCTTAATTTGAGAATTCGGTATGCACTCATATTGTTTCCTCCAGGCGTATGGAGAGCGGTTTAAAATGGAAACCCTCTGACTTATATATCTTGATTCTTTCGAGGAAGTGACGTAGGGTATGATTTCTGTAAGATTTCCATGAGAGATCATCTCCGATATCATACAGTCTGGCTACATCCTTGTGTTCTGACTTTCTTAACTGGCGACCTATACTTTGTAGAACGCGAACTCTAGACTTCGAAGGTGAGGCGAAGATAATGTTGTGCAGCCTTCGAATCGAAACCCCCGTGGAAAAAGTTCCGTAGGAGGCTATTATTATAGCATCATTTTTGGTTTCTGCAACTTTTCTTACCTGCTCTCTGATTTCTACCTCTGTGGCACCGTAGATAAAGAACACATCGCGGTCTGGATATTCCTTCTCGATCATATCGTGCAGAACCTTGCCGTGCTTCTCTACGAACTGAAACAGAATCAGAGTATTACCCTTCAGTGTTCCTGCCAAATTTTTAATGAAGAGATTACGTTTTTCATTTTTTACCAACCAATCCATCTCTTCCTGATACTTTAATTTTTTCGCTTCTTTTTTCTCTTCGTCTGTGTAGCCTAGGAGAATAGAATCGATCTTAAGTTTCGAGAGTAGATCCTTATCGATCAGATCTTTCGTTGAAGTTACTTCATATACAGAGCCAAATAGTCCTTCGATGACTAGTTTATGCGTGAGTGTGCCATCGAGGGTTCCTGTGGTTCCTATTCGATAAGGGCAGTTCTGTAGTTTCGACATGATGCTAGTAAGAGACTTCGCCTTGAACAAGTGACATTCATCACCGAATACGACGCGGAAGTTCTTGAAGTAATCGGTGGGCATTTTGTAGATACTTTGCCAAGTAGATACCGCCACTTTTTTCGCCGTTTCTTTATTTTGTCCACCATAGATCTTATGTAAACGATCGTTGACATTCCAGTCCTTATCCTCGTAAGAATACTCTTTGAAGTCATTGAACATCTGTGTAACGAGAGATGTCGTTGGTACAACAATTAACATCTGCTCACCTTCTTTCAGCACGCTTTCATAGTAACGGACAAGGCAGTATATGATAAGTGACTTTCCTGATCCCGTAGGAGACAAAAGCAAGCAGCGGTTCTTACCGATGGCGTGTTGAATCGCATCAAGTTGGTGATCGTGTACTGTAATCTTCTTACCGTTTGCATGAACATTTAGATCATTGTTGATCCAATCACGCAGTTCATCAATCGGCGGAAAATTGGCGTTTGGCATAAGTTCTGGAGAAAGCGAAAAAGAATATTTACGATCTTCACAAAATTTTGTAAAATATGGCATGAGTCCTGCGTACAAAGTCTGTCCGTAGATATTGTATAACTTGATCGTACCATCCCATATCTTGTTTCGATATGAGGGCATGAACTTGTGTCCAGGCACTGTGAATGTGAAATAGTCGGAGAGTTCCTTTGCGAGACCCCTCTCGCACTCGATCCGTATATCAACGCTATTCACTTCGGTCACATTAAAATCACTCATACCTTATGTATGGTGATTATGGATGGAAGATCTCGCCGTTAACCTTGACCTCAATGTCCTTCCTCGTCACCTTACCATTCCAGCAACGAACTAGAACATTATTTGCCTCTAGAAGTTCTAGCGTGCCCCACTCTGACCAGTCGCTATGGCATAGGTCTGCGTATTCTCGATGAAAGGTGAACGATCTTATGCCGCATTCTCTGATGGCGATTGTGTCTTCTCGTGTTGGGGGAGCAGGACAATACATGTCCATTCCTGTGCAAGAAACACCTCTATTAGCCGCTCTATAGAATAAATTTTGTATTGCAGAACAGCGATACCAGTCTTTGCCTTGTATGTTTTCACTTGCTAAAACAATACCCGACCTGCTGTCGAGTATGAGTGCAGAACATTGTGTTTCGCATTTAGAATATGCCAAACAGTGTGTGTAAGTATGTTTAAAGTAGGCAGCATGAAGAATGTTATCGCTACACTCCATTGATAAACTTTCTCCACTCAATGGCACTTCGGATGTTCCACTGTCGATTGTTCATGATCTTGACCACTGACTCTAGGTAAGAAACCTTCTCTTTGGTAAAGGATATTTGCATACGAAGAACTGATAGTTCTGTATCAGAGTCTAGATACTTATCGATATCTGCCTTAAGAATGTTCAGTTGGAACGGCTCCCAACCAAGAGACTCCAAAGTTTCAGAATCCATTTTGCCTGTGTAGTATTCCCACTTCTTACGAAGAAGCGACTTTAACTCCTCATCTTTTTTGGTGAGAAGAAGCCGTTCATCATGATACATGTTCAGATACTTGTTATGTAATTGTGGGGTGCGTAGAGACTCGATATCGAGTTCTGTATCGTCCATCACCATGTCCTGAGAGACCATAGTACGCAGTTCGGTCAAGTTCATAATATACCTCCGTGATTAGTATAGCACGAAGTTTTAGGCAATCAAGTGGTTAATCGCTCAATGTCGTAAGATGAGTAGGCAAAAGTCACGGTTGCTATGATGGGTTCGGCATCGGTGGAGGTGCTAGTAAAGTCAATGCTGGAAATACTCTTTGGAAATAGAGACTTGAAGTTCACCACAAGTTTGCCACGCATGTTACTGTTGGTGATAATCAGAGTGCCGTCAGAAAAGTATTGGTCTGGTCCTTCGAACTCTGTAAAGTCCTCGGCGTTCGAGGTAGACCGCATCCAATCATAAATTTCAAGCCAGTTTTTCAGTTCTTCGTCTACAACATACGATATGGTAAAATCATCGAATGTAAAATTGCCTGGCCTTTTTACAGGGGCAAAGTAGTTGGACTGCTGAACTTCCCCTACATTTACTGCAGGCACAATAGCAGATTGACAGAAGTAAGTCACCGTTGGGATTCTCTGCATGGTAAACTTATAGTCAGTAACTACCAAAGGATTGGTATTAGATGGTTGTCTGTCTAAAAGATTTTCTTTGAGTTGTGATGTACCGCTAATATAATCAGGCATAAATCCTCCATACTGTATGTATAAAAGAAAGCGGGGGATCCGAAGACCCCCCGCTCTACCGTTGGTTTGATTCTAGTCAGGATCAGATATTGTTCTGAAGACCAGATCCGATACCGTGTAGGTTGTCTACACGGAAGATGCGGTAGTATTGGTTACCACGGAAAGAAGCACTAGCGGTTGGATCGGCATTTCCAGTGTTAACACTGACGAATGGGTTATTTACAAGACCGTAACGAGTCTTGAATCCGATCTTGGGCTGGAAGGTGTTCTCACCAACAGCACGAACCATCTGAAGTGGAACGTATGGGCAGTAGAAGAGTCCAGCATCATATGGGCTGGTTCCCTTATATCCTACACATACGAAGTCGCGTCCAGCATCCGCAGCAGCGGTGTGTGATACGCCAGGTCCGAAGTAAGGATCAATGTAAACCTTGATCTTACCGTTGAGAGTACCAGCAAAGGTGTTACCAGTATCGTCAACATTGAGGTTGGTAGCAAGAGCAGGGCTGATGTTAAGGAATCCACTCATGGCGAGGGCGGAAGCAACATCTGACGAGCAGATGATGAAGTTGCCCTTACCGCGACGGGTATCCTTAGCGATGCGGTTGCACTCACGCTCGATCTGGAACATGAGTCCTCTGTAACGCTCGGCACTCCAGCGACCGTCCGAGTCACGGGCGAGGTCGTAGACACCACCGACACCACGACCGAACTGGTTACCCAGTGGGTCAGCGATGGTGGCACCAGCACTAGCACCGTTTCCTTCGGTGTATGACTCGGAGGTAGTACCAACTACCTTACCGAAGAGGTCGAGTTGCTGGGCACCAAGTTTAGCACCACGGTAGATGGTACGCATAACTTCGCGGTTGATCTCAGCAAGGATTTCAGTGCTGAGAATGTTAGCGAGTTCACTCTCGGCGTCAAGACCGTGAACAGCCTTGAGGTCTTGAGCGAGTTCAGTGCTATACTCAGCCTTGAGGGCACGACTCTTCGCTTCGACAGCGGTTCTCTCGATTGAGAATGCCATCTGAGGGAAGTCGGTAGCACCAAGAGACTCAGCCTCGGAGCGAGTGAAGGCGTCAAGACCTTCGATTGGATCAACAACTGATCCCTCGAAGTTTCCACCAACGGCATCTCCGAGACGGGTGTATGCACCAGTTCCGCCCTCACCAGCGGCAGCACCAGCAGCGTTGAGTGCCTCGTTGAAGAGAGCCTCGGTTCCGCCCTGCGCGTCGTATCTTGCACGCATGGCAAAGATAAGTCCAGTGGGTCCAGTCATGGGCTGAACACCACAGACATCGTAAGCCATTAGGTTGGGCATGGCACGACGAACGAGCGAGATGAGGATGGGATCAAATCCCTTGATGTTTCCCTCGCCACCAACAACGGGTGACATACCACCACCTACGGCGTTGGTGGGGGCCTCAGCGAGATACTGCTCACGAACGGCCTTCTCTTGGTTTTCGAGAACGACGGCAGTAACATTCTTCTTATAAGCATCATCGATAGAAGGTAGGTCATCGTGGTTAAGCACGGGAGCCCACTTCTCTTGTAACATTTCGTTTGAACCTAAGTTGTCCATTGTTTTTTCTCCTGTTAGAAGTCTTTTTTATTTATGAAATTTAAAATTTCACTTGTTTACGTTGCGGAGGGCGCGTGAATACGCCTCCATGAGTGGGTTCCCTTCAGAGGCCTGATGACCTTCCTCTGGGGTTGTGATATCAGTTTCTTCGGTGATAGGAGCGTTCTCAGTGTAAGACTCGATAAGAGTATCAAGTTTCTCTGCGAATTGCTCAACACCTTCAAATTCAATTCCTTCAGCGAGAGTGCGAAGACGATCAACTTCAGTCTCTAGGAGACCTTCGGTCTTCTCTTCGAATACGAGGGCACAATCAGCGAAAGTCTTATCTTTACCGAGTTCGATATTATCGTTAACTGCCTCATCGAGAGCAGAACGAAGTTCCTCGACCTCGGTGGCAAGACCGTCAACAAGATCATACTTCTCTTCTGGAACGTCAATGAAGGATGACTCGAAGAGGTCACGGAGTCCAGAGATGAAGTTCTCAGCGACTTCGGTGCGAATACCGCTCTCGACCGCTAGTTCGTTATCCTTCATCCAGTTCTCAACAACGTATCCGAGATAGTCGTCGAGACGTTCGGTGATCTCCTGTTGAAGTTTCTCAACCGCTTCAGTTAGAGCAACCTCGTATGCTTCATGGAGTTCAACTTCGACGGCACCGGCACGCTCATTAATAGCGGCTTCAAAGATGGTCTTAGCCTTATCCTTAAAGTCTTCCGAGAGATCCTCACCACTAAAGAGTGCATCGAGATGCTCCTTAGTCATGGCGGGCTTCTCAACCTTAGCATTTGCGTCAGATGACTTCATCTTTACGCTACCTTGGTTTTTAGAAGCCTTACCTTCGGTTCCTTTGTCAGTGTCAATCTTGGGCTTTTTACCCTGAGTATCTTGTTCATCATCGAGGTCAAGAATTGTCTCAGCCTCGTTGACAACTTCCTGCTCTTCAGCAAGTAATTGCTTTGCTACTTCGACTGGATCTGTATAGTCCATTTATAGACTCCTTATGCTCTGAAAGTTCAATTTATTTATATGATCAAAGATTTTGAATGAAATTCTTGAAGACGTTTAACTTCTTCTCTTCGAGATCTTTCTTATTTGTTTTTTCGATTGCTCTCTTATAGTTTTCGATTTGTCTCTCTCGGAATAATCCACCTTCATATACCCATTCTTTGCCTTCCATGATACCATCAACAAAGGCATCAGGAGCAGAGGGATCTGCGACAATATCAACAGCAGAAAGCATAAAATCCTTCTGCACCTCATTGATTCCATCCACACTTTTAATCGAACCCATTCCACGGGAAGAGACGCCGAGTCTTGCTCCACCGTCGATAAGGTTCTGAACGATTTTACCGTAAGGAGTTTCAAGAATCTTGGCCTTACCACGAACATCATTACCTTCCATTTGTAGATCGGTAATGAGGTGGGAAACTCTTTCGAGGTTTACAGTTGGACCATCGGGGTGTCCAAGTTCACCGAGGGCACGACTACCCTTGACATACTTCTCGTTATAACGATTAGTTTCGCCGAAGAGAGTGTTTCTTGGATATCGTCTACCGTTTCGATTTGTCTTCTCTGACTGCATGAAGATACCTTCGATGGAGTAGTTCTTCTTCCCGTCCTTCTCTTCGCAGACAAGTTTAACGTCTTCGTTAACTTCGGTGATTAGTAGCATCAGTTACCTCTCCTTGCAGCCATCGCTGCCTTGATTGCTTTGTCTCTGGAACCAAGAAACTCTTCACTCCCAGTTTCAATCTTTCCGTCACCATCGTGGTCCTTCTTGGCTAACTTCTTTTTCTTTTTAGCGGCTTTTCTATTTTTTTCTGCTTGGGCACGAACCTGTTTAAGAGTTCCGCCCATGGCTTCGTCCATTTCAACTTCTTCTTTCTTAGTTTCGGAACTCTTCTTTGCGTCTTCTCGACCCTTTTTAACCTTGGCTTTCATGCTAGATCTAGTGGTTCCTGCTTTAGCGAGCATTGCTTTATATTCATCGCGGCTAATGCTACGAGTTCCGACTAAAGGCATTTCACTCATGTCCTCCACGGACTCTCCTACCTTATGACCCTTGTGCTTCTTGTGAAGAAGGTGATCATGCTCACCGTCCTTTGAATCGGACTCAAACTCGTCTCTCATCTTGGCAGCAACAGCCTTGCGAGTTGCGGTCGAGAAGCGATGACCATGATCCTTGTGGTAGCGATCAGCGGCATCCTTTGCAGCGTGACCGAAGGCCTTGTGTGCCTTCTCGCTGTCATAAGTTCCAGAGGCTTGCTTGTTGCGAAGGTTCTTGTGAATAGGAGTCATTCGCTGACGGTGAAGATCGGCATGGTTAGAAGCATAGAGGTGAAGTTCGCGGGTGTCGTGATCATCACCTTCACCAATGTTCATGTCTTGAAGATCTTCTTCGTCTTAGTATGGATCTTCTTCGTCGTCATAGAGTGCTTCTACATCATCATCGTCCCAAACATCATCCTCGTCACATGACTCACAGACATTCCATGTGGCGTCGGTGACATCCTGAATAGGAGACTCCATGAGTTCGTGGTCTATTCGGTTGAGTT